ACGATCGCCGCCGGCACCTACGAGCTGACCCGCGCGATCCAGCTGAACGCGGCCGATAGCGGCACCACCTTCGTGGCAGAGGGCGAGGTCGTGCTGTCAGGCGGCGATCGGCCGATCTCCCTGATCCACATCGAGGGCGCCACCGACGTCACCATCAGCGGTTTCAACTTCGTCGACACCGCCGGCAGCGGCGATTACGACAACAGCCTGGCCGCAGTTGAGATCACCGGCGAGAACGGCGAGAACACCGCCAACATCACCGTCACCGACAGCACATTCGAGAACGTCGCGGTCGGCGTGAGCACATTCTTCGGCGCCAACCATGTCACGGTGAGCGACAGCACGTTCACCGACACCTGGGGCGCGGCGATCAATTTCAATGACGGCAGTTCCGAGAACACCGCGACCCGCAACACGATCCTGCGGCCGGGTGCGGAGTATCCCGACGCGTCCGGCATCGAGCTTGCGGAAAGCTGGGGCAACACGGTCAGCCACAACCAGATCACCGACTCTCCGCGTCATGCGATCGAGGAACAGAACTGGGACCCGACGAACAAGTCAGGCGCCAGCACCATCGAATACAACCGCATCACCAATTACATGGGCGCCACGGAAGATGGCGGCGCCATCTACCTGTTTGGCGGCGATGACCCGTTCGCGCCGGCGGACAGCGCGATCCGTTACAACCGCATCGAGGGAACATCCGACCCGTTCTCGTGGGGCATCTACCTGGACGACCTGCTGAACGGGGTCGAAATCACGGGCAACTGGATCGACGGCGGCGGCGTGGCCTCGCTGATGATCCACGGCGGCGACCGCAATCAGGTCAGCAACAACGTGCTGCTGAATGGTGACCAGTATGGCATCACGGTGCAGACCGGGCTGGTGAACCCCGACGACCCGATCCTGCTCGACAACATCCACGACAACATCATCGCGCCCGGCACCGGCATCCTGGGCGCCTCGGATGCGCGCGGCATCCAGTTCCACGACAACTTGTATGTCGCTCCCATCGATCAGCAGTATTTCGGCTGGGATTACGAGACGTTCGAGGAGTGGCAGGCGTCGGGCGGCGACGCCGGCTCGGTCGTGGTGACCGACATCCCCGGTGGCATCGGTGACCCCGATAACCCAATCGACGGGCCAGACCTGCCGGGGCTGCCCGACCTGCCGCCCGACTTCATTCCCGATCTACCCAACTTCAATCCCGACTGGGACCCGATCCTGGGCGGGGGCGATGGTCCCGACCTGCCAGAGCCGCCTGACGGGCCAGACCCTGAGCCGCCTGACGGTCCCGACCTGCCCGATGGCGTGGGGCTGGACACGCTCGTGCTGCAGCTGGCCGCCGACTACATCGTGACCGCTCCGTCTTTCATTGTTTCTGTGGACGGCGAGGAGGTGGGCGAGGGCGAGGTGACGGTGCGCTACGGCGAGAACAACCAGACGTTCGAGTTCCGCGGCGACTGGGGCGCCGGTGAGCACGAGGTGGCGCTCGATTTCACCAACGACAACCCGATCCGCAACCTGTGGGTCGAGGACGTTTACTACAACGACGTAAACTACAACCCGCCGGGTGGCGACGTGAACGTGGGGAACCTGCCAGGCGACCGGCTGACGTTCACCGTCGGGTCGTAGCCGCGAGGAGCGCGCCTTGTCAGCCACCCTCACCACACACGACGAAGTGCCGCCAGGTGCGGTCGGCCTCACCGGCCGCGATCCGGTCGTCGTCGCGCATCGTGACGTGCCGCTAGGCGCAACCGGCCTGACCGGCGGCGGGTCCGTGGTCGATGTGTATCCGCGTGACCTCGACGAGCTGCTGTCGCGCCTGGTGGAGTGGTTCGAGGAGGCGGAGAACTCATCACAGGACGCGCGCGAGTTGTCGGAGCGCGACCGCGATTACGTCAACCACAAGCAATGGACCAGCGCGGAGGATGCGGAGCTAAAGAAACGCGGCCAGCCGCGCGTGACGATCAATAAGTGCGCCGAAAAGGTGTATCTCCTGTGCGGCCTCGAACGCCGCAACCGGAGCGACCCAAAGGCATTTCCGCGAACGCCAACCGAGGAGGATCGCGCCGACGCTGCGACGCAGGCGCTGAGGTATATCGGCGACGACAACTCCATCGATGTCATCCGCTCCGCCGTCTACGAGGAAATGTTGGTCGAGGGGTTCGGAGGGCTGGAAATCGGCCTGGTGGACGACGGCAAGGGCGGCGCGGATGTGACCCTCACGCACGTTCCGTGGGATCGGCTGTGGGTCGATCCGCACAGCCGCCGCGCTGATTTCAGCGATGCGCGATACGCCGGCATCGTGATCTGGATGGACAGGGACCAGCTGGAGGAAACCTATCCAGTTGCGATTGAAACCATCGAGGGCGCGTTCGCAGCGGAGCACAGCGGCACCACGTATGACGATCGGCCTGGGACGGTGACGTGGAGCGACAGCAGTCGCCGCCGGGTGCGCGTCGTCCAGTGCCACTGGATCGAGGGCGGCACCTGGTGGTCGGCGAGCTTCACCAAGGCCGGCTATCTCGCGGAGCCGCAGCAGAGCCCGCACCTCGACCGCCGCGGCAAATCGGCGTGCCCGCTGATCCTGCAGTCCGCTTACATCGACAGGGAGAACAGGCGTTACGGCATCGTGCGCGGCATGATCTCGCTCCAGGACGAGATCAACAAACGTCGCAGCAAGGCGCTGCATCTGTTGTCGGTTAATCGCACGATCGCCGAGCAGGGCGCGGTGGCGGACGTGGACAAGGCGCGGCGCGAGGTGGCCCGGCCTGACGGTTACATCGAGATCATGCCCGGCATGAAATTTGAGGTCGTGCCGGGTGGGGATTTGGCCCTCGGCCAGTTCAAGCTGTTGGAGCACGCGACGGCCGAGATGCAGTTGTCTGGGCCTAATGCCGCGATGGCTGGCGTGGCCTCGGGCGACCCGTCAGGCCGCGCCATCATCGCGCAGCAGGCGGGCGGTGCGGCGGCCAATGAGCCGCTGTCGGACTCGCTCCGCCAGTGGACGCGGCGGGTCTACGAGGTCTGCTGGATGGCCGCGCGGCAATACTGGACGGCGGGGAGATGGGTCCGCGTCACCGATGATATCGGCACGACGCAGTGGGTCGGCATCAACCGGCCGGTGACAGTGCGCGACGAACTGGCGGCGATGCCGGAGGAGCAGCGCGCGATGGCGATGCAGCAACTGCAGATCGTGCCAGGCGATCCGCGTTTGCAGCAGGTCGTCCGCGTCGAAAACGACGTAAGCGACTTGGAAATTGACATAACCATCGAGGAAGGAATGGATGTTCCGGCCCTCGAACACGAGCAATTTGCCATGCTTGCGCAGCTGGCGCAGGCGCAGCCCGGCATTATTCCTCCCGACGTGCTGATCGCTGCCTCGGGGTTGCGCAACAAGCAGGTTCTGCTCGATCGCATGAAGGAGGCACAGGAGGCGGCCGGGCAGACGGCACCGCAGATGCAGCAGCTGGAGATGGCGAAGAAACAGGCCGACGTGCGCGCGACGAACGCCAAAGCCATGGCAGACGAGGCGTTGGCGAAGGAACGTGACCACGCCTCGATCCACCACATCGCGGAAATCCACGACTCATTCAGAGCGCCGCCTGACAGCGCATCGCCGGCTAATCCGGCTTCGATGAAGCGTGGCGCTGACATGACGCTGCCGCCGGAACTGGTCGCCGCCGACGTGCTCGCCGACATCCAGGCCAAGGCCGCCAAGACGCAGCTGGATGAGGCGAAAGCACGCGATCTGCATTTTGCCAGCGTGAAGAAGGCGGCGGAGACCTCCGCCATATTGCATCCGCCGCCGCAGCAGGCGCCGCGTCGTGGCTAAGCTCAATCCGCTGATGGCGGCGCAGTGGTCCGAGCCGCGCGATTTCACCGATCGACTGCGTCGCATCCGGCCGACCGTCGATAACGCCGATCCCGGCATGGTGGTGCAGCCGCCCGTCGATCCCGGCTACATGCCGAACATCGACACGGGCGATGTCGTGCAGATGCCAGTGGTCGAGGGCTGGCTGCCGGCCGGCGGCGCGGCGCCGCAGCACCTGATGGACAATGACGTAAACCGGCAGCCGGAAACGGGCTTCCTGCCGCGATACGGGCGCATCCCCACGGAACCGCCGGAAAACACCTATACGGGCGTCATTCCGACGCCGCGATCTGATTACGGACCGACAATCCTGCAGCTGCCGCACGATTACATGCGCATGAACAAGCTGCTGCAGCCCGGCGATCCGGCGTCGTGGCAATTGCTACTCAAGACGATGTTGATGAACCGAGCCAGCCGGCGGGCATAGCTGCCGCCGCCGCAGCAACCACAATAGGAGCCGCCATGCGTCTCGCCATCCTGGCCGCGTTCGCGGTCGTGCTGTCCGCGCCCGCCTGGTCGCAGGCGGTGGACTACGCCAACCGCAGCGGCACCATCACCGCAGGCGGCACCGCGCAGGCACTGGCGCCGGCCTGGTCGGGCCGCAAGGGCTGCCTGGTGCAGAACCTCTCGGCCGGCGATCTGTGGATCAGCGAGGTCGGCACCGCAGCGGCAGCGTCGCCGTCCATCAAAGTGCCCGCCGGGAGCCAATACATCTGCATGGCCCCTGCCAGCGGTCAGGCGCTGTCGATCTTCGGCGCGACCACGGCGCAGAGCTTTGCCGCGCGGGAGTGGTGATGCGCCGTCGCGATCTGCTCGCCGGGCTGTCGTTTGTGCCGCTGGCCGCGCCTGCGGTCGCGCAATGCGTGCTGCCGGGGTTTCCGCGCATCAACCTGCCGGGCCGCTGTGAGACCGGGAGCGTTGGCCCCGTGCCGGATATGGCGCTGGACTTCATGACGCCAGGCACGCTCGATCCGCGCGTGACGTTCACCCGCGCATCCACCGGCACATACTTTGATAGCGCTGGCCTCATGCGGACGGCGGCGGTCAATCTTTGGCTACAGAGCGCCGATGCGAACCAGTGGGCCAAGGGACAGGTCGTATCAGGCAATCCCACCACCACAGCGAACCAAGTGGCAGCGCCAGACGGGACAACGACGGCGGCGCGCGTGGTCTATCCGGCCGTTGCTGGCGCAGGCAATGCCTCGCTGTTGTTCCAGTCCACCGTCATCAATACGGGCGTCTATGTCGTCAGCGTCTACCTGCGCGGCAATGTCGGTGGCGAGCAGATATACCTCGGTGTGAATGTCAGCGCGACATACTACAGCGCACCCCGCATCACGCTCACTACATCCTGGCAGCGATACACATTCACTACCCCATCGCTCGCCGTTTCCACTTATGCCTTCACGATCGGCACCGATCTCCGTGACGGTGCTCAAACAGCCACGTCCGCACAGACCGTGTTTATGTGGGGGGCGCAGTTGGAGTTAGGCAGCGCGGCCACACCCTATATACCCACCACCACAACAGCGAACGGTGCGCCCCGCTGGGACTATGACCCGAGCACGCTGCAACTGCGCGGGCTGCTGGTCGAGGAGGCGCGGACCAACCTGGCGCTGTATAGCGGCGATATGTCGAATGTGGCCTGGGCTCCGGCTGGCGCTGTGGTCGCTGCGCCTACACCGGCAGGCAATCAGGTAGTTGCACCGGACGGCAACACTGCCGGCGCCAGGATAACATATCCAGCCATCACTGGGGCTGGTGCGCTGAGCATGATCCAGCACACTTTCGTAGCCACGCCAGCGGCCTACACATTCAGCGTTTACATGCGCGGTGCGGTCGGCGGCGAGCAGACCTATATCATGCTGCGTGTCACGGCAGGCGCTTACTACAAGCTGCGCGTTACGCTCACGACATCCTGGCAGAGATACACCATCACATCGCCAGCACTGACGGCGGCGTCGTGGTTTGCGGCTATCGGTGCGGATTTACGGGACGGCACGCAGACAACCACACCAGCCCAGAGCATCTATGTGTGGGGTGGTCAGATCGAGCTTGGGTTGTTCCCGACCAGCCTCATTCCCACCACGACCGCATCGGTTCTGCGTGCAACCGACAACATGGCGATGACAGGTGCCAACTTCTCAAGCTGGTTCAATGCGTCTGCCGGGTCGTTTGTCGCTGAAGCGTCGTATCCAGTGGCAATGCCAGTCGCCCACGCTGGCAGGTTCATCGAACTGTCAGATGGAACAGTAGCGAACTTCTTGGCTGTGATGCCACAGTTTGCGACTGCTCAAGCGCAGATAGCGTCAACGATTGCCAGCGTCGCAGGAACATCTCTGCTCCCTAACACTGGCTCCCTGACTGTGGATTACCCAGCCAGAGCCGGGGTCACATACAGCACGCAGCGGACTGCGGCGGGCAAACTAGCACCAGGTGGTATGGGTCCGGTCGTGTCCACACCTGGTGGCATCGCACCACTGATCAATCAGCTTGGCATCGGCAATCGAGCGGATGGACAGAGGCCGTTCGACGGACACATCCGCAGC